CTTTTTGCTGAACACTGTTATCTTGATTATGTCGTCCACAGCAACAAGTTTAGCAAATCTCACAAATTTATTTTTTGTTCCATCTACTAATGTGTAATCTTTTCCTAAGTCTTTTCTGATATGATTTACATCTACACTTATATCTGCGTTATCTAATTCTGTGCTTTGGTCAAACATGTCAATGGCAAAAAATCTTTTTTCGTCAGCAGTGACAGTGTAGGTTTTAATGACTTTTTGTCTACTCTCGTTTGTTCTTTCGATCCATCCGCTTTTAGAATTGTGTCCTGTTCTACTTGTTGTATAATGTAGGTGCCCCGCTCCTAAGGACTTTGACTCAAAAGATTGCCCTGACTTGTATCTGAAATTAGAGGAAACTATGTCCGATTCGAATACAATATCTCCAACATTGTTGATTGTGTTGTATTTGACTTTGATTCCCAACACAGTGTCAGTGGTGGCAGTATCTGAAGTTTTGTAAGCAAAAACCTTTGCTCCGGTAAAATCACTGTTTGGATATTTTACAGCATCATCGAATGGAACGTGTTGATTGTCAAACATACCAAATAGAGGTTGTTGATTTAATTTTGTCTTAACCTGTCCTGTAGTCCACTCTTCTGTGGCAGATTTATAATTATAAGTTTTGCCTTGATTGTTTGTTCCTAACTCGACAAAAACATTTTCATTATCAAAAGGGTCTCCGTCAGTTTCTTTTGTTAGTGCTATGACCGAACTTGACCCAACAGTGACAAAATTCACTTTGAATATTTTATTTTTGACAAGCAAATCGTTGTCGGCCGTGAACAACACCCGCATGCCATCGACCAGTGTTATACCGTCTATGATGTATCCCGTGGAATTCACAATGTCCGTGAAAGCATCAGTCGTTGTTGTGTCTATAAGTGTTACACTCTTCTTGGCCTGTGTTCCATGGTTATACAGTGCCAATCCCGAATCGAATTCGATAATAGGTCTTTTTGCCCTATCGGTATCGACAAATTCTGCTGTTGTACCGTTGGCTGTGGCCGTCGCTTCTATAACAGATCGATGGAACCATCTATTGTAACGCGACCAAGCATTCTGATCTAGCGAGTCTCTCTTGATAGTGATATAATCCGGATTGGTTGGCCTATAAAAACTTATGCTGTATGGTCTAACGTCATAATCCACAGTGCCGTACAAAGTGGTAGTCTCTTCTGAATACGATTCAGGCACTATAAGATCGTTGGTATTTGTTAAGGTAATGCTTTCCCCAACACCTTCGACATAAAATTCTTGCGACCCGTAGGTCAACTCGTCAACCACATTTGATCCAAATTTTATCTTCATGCCATTGGAAATCTGCACACCGCTTGAGGTTTTGTATGTAAGCGTTCCTAATATTTCTTTTGCGACATCAATTTTTGTTGTCTCCGAAATTGTTTTGATATTGATTACTCCGTGCATTGCCGAATGAGATCCACACTGATAGTGCAAGACGTTGGGAGCATTATCTGGTACAGTGAAAACCAAAGTGCCCTGTTCCGCACCATTGTTATCAATTCCTTCATTGTATATCACACTAGTAGATCCATCCACATCGACCCCGGTCTTGAAAGGTTCAGTCATTATGTAAAATGGATGCGCCGGCGAAAGTTTTTTAAATTTGTATGTGTTACCTCTGTACAAGGTTAATGTTGGATTGTCGGCGTTTCCGTGGTTTGAAAAACGATAAGCATCGGCTCCAGAAGTTTTTACTTCGAGTACTGCTTCCGCCCCAGGACCCGGACCAGAGATTAATATAGGATTCGGTCCTTCCGGTAACCAAAAATACTCCCGATAATTTATAAGTTTATCAAAATCTATTGCTGGGTTCCAGGCGTAAACTTTTTCTTTGGTCAGCCTGTCATGATTACTCGACAATCCACCGTAGAATGATATTTGATTTAAAAAATCATCATATGTTGCATTGAATCTTACCTGATCTTCCGGTGCGACAGAACTTGTGTCTTTGTTCGTGTAAGTCACAGTAGGTTCTAGTTGATAATTTTTCCTAAGTTCCGATACCGATTCTACATATTTGTCCTGCGGTTCTTTTGTATAGGCGTAAGTCCTACCAATAAATCCATCCAGGCGTAACAGTGATCCCGGCTGTACCAATTGATCTATTGTGCTAGATAAAAATCTTTCGTTGGCGTCAGTCCTGTAATACGCAGGAAGGTGAGCAACTGTTCTCCGAAGTGTGATTCCGTTTTTTTGCGAAACTACTTCAAAATTGCTGTTCGAATTGATTGGATTGTCTGCCATCCTTAGTACCCTGTGCCACTACTGCCTGTTGAACTAGTAGATCCGTATGAGGTTCTGGTCACCGAGGATACTGCGGAATTTGATCTCGCACTTGTTGTTATTGTGTTTGTAGATGTGACTACTGTGCCTGATGCTAACAATTGGTTGGCACCTATGGCATCTATTATAGCAACGTCATCAACGGTGGCTCCACTGATAAAAATTTCATCCGAGGCCGAACTTATTTGGAACAAAGATCCAAAACTCTGTCCTGCTTGATTAGGGACTATTACAACTGTCAATAGATCAGGCGACAACTCGTTGTGTATGTAAGCGGCGAGTTCTGTGAAATAAAAGGTATCGCCAAAATCAAAATTGTTCAAGGCAAAAAATTGATTGATCGCGTTGACCACTTTAGTTTTAATCACCGCATTTGTGACATTGGTGCTCTTATTTTTTACTACCTTGAATGTTGCTTGAACTTGTTCTTCTGCTTGAGATCCAAAAAGTATTTTATACTTGACAGGATGGTACACGATCTGATCACTCAAACCTTTGACTGCGTCTAACTGTCCACTGTAATTGATACGCAATTGGTCGCTAGTAGAAGGAACAGGTCTGGTCCCTCCTTCCTGGAGCCATGTTCTGAACAGTTCGTCATAATTTCGCTCTAATAGATATATGTCTATGATGTTAGACACACTAGGGTCGATCCTTGTATCTTGGCCCGCATTGTGTTTGTATTGGAAATTCAAAGTGGCTCGCCCTTTCCTAGCAATATAGTCTTCTGTGCTGGTTAAAGCAATAGTGCTTGAATCATAAACCTTGATTACATTTTCGTCTTCAGCGTAAAAATAAAATAACTGTCCGTTGGTGTAATCGCCTGGCAAGGTTATGTCTGCCTCGTTTTGTGTTATAATAAAATTGGTACTTGCGTATGGTCTGTATCTTTCTATGTTGTTGTAACTTTCATATTTTTCAAAAAATACAAATTTAGTAGAAACATTTGTGTCTGGCTCTACCACTATGTCAAAGATTTCTGGATTGTCTACAACACCATCATCATCGCTGTCAAAGAATCCCACTTCGACTTTCCTGTTGTCTTGATATCCATCGTCTTCTGTGATTGTGTTTGTCACCTGCCAGTCTATGGGATATCCTATACCCAAACCTGTGCTTAGGATTGTGTTTGATTTTAAAATCCTCACAGTGTCTTTTACTTTGCTTCCGGTGGCATAATCATAGATGTTTTCATTTGCATCGTAGTAAAATTTGTTTTGTCCTGCTGATTCAAAGATGTATTTCAGTGAACGATAATTTACTGTGTATGTGTTTCCGTCGGTTGTAAATTTAAACCACCAACTAGCATCGTTGTTTGTAGATGTTGCATCACCGGCATTTGTCAGTGAGAAAGTGTTAGACGCACTTAGATCCGATGACAATATTAACTTCCAAGTAGAATTTTCTTCATCATATCTTATTCCGAAGTCTTCGTAATTTTTAATTTTGTCTATTAATTGTGTCTTAAAAGCCGACGTTAAGTTAGTGACAAACACAGGAAAGACTGAATCAATTATGGCATTGGCAGGAATCAAATCATTTAGTGTAACTGGCCCAACACCCGACTCTAGATTGCCGATACCACCATTTGCTCCGTCACCTTCTACGCCTGATATCTTGGCCCACACTCTGTCGGTGGCATTTTCTGTGCCTGCCGTCACAAGTTTTCCATTTAGGAATTCTCTAGTGTCTGGTGATGTAAATTTGACCAAAGAACCGGTCTTGACATACTGCAGGTTGGATGTGGCAAAATCGCCTATAACCAAAGGACCAGCAGAAGTGAAATAGCCGGTATTTGTGTTAGCGCCTGTGGTTGTGCTTACCCAACTGGCGTTCAAAGAAGACGTTGATTTTGTGCCGTATTTTTCGTAATAGAACTGCCTTGAATAGGCATTGTCCAATTTAGATTCGACTTGTGAATTTATTGTGTTAAGAATCTCGTTTTGGTTTGTGAATTTGAAAGTGAAATTTTGAAGTTGTTCTTCTTGGTACAGAATTCCGTCATCCGCGAACACAGAAACATTAGAGTAGGCACCGGTAGGATCAATGATATCTTTGGCCCTGCTGATTCCCGACGCTGTTCTGTTTACAGATCTAACTTTTACTATATTTTGAGACACACCCAGAGGAACCACATTGTAGTCTTCCGCTGTGATCATTCTATTTTGAGAATAATAAATTTGCGGTGCTTTCTCTTTTATGCTGTTGTTGTCCTCTGTGACTGCAGAATTGTATATGGACTGATTTAGACTTGCTGTGATTGTAATTGTTTGATTTCCACCGTTTTTGTCAATGTATGGCACTGCGATCTGAATGTTCTGCATGTCATTTGGCTGGATGCTGAAACTTTCATTGGCGCTAGTTCTATAGTAGAATCTAAAACTTCCGCTAGGAAGATTCGAAAAATTCCCATCACCAAAAACCAAATCAACTCTGTCGTTTGCCTTTGTTACAACATTATAAACATTCCTTTCGTTTTTAGAAAGCGAATTGTAAATTGCGTTGTTTCCCACTATGTCGGGAACTTTGGTCCATAAGTTCAGAACCTGACTGAAATCATCTAAAGAATACAACCAAGTGTCTGTGTTGTTGATGTTTATCGTGTCTACGGACTGTACAAAATTTGTTGTAGGAATCGCAACATTGAACTCCTGAGAACGTAGCGTTCCTTGTTTGAACAAAAGGAAAAAACCTGTATTGTTTGAACTATCACCTGCGCCATCTGTCCTATACACATAACTAAAGCCTCCTCCCGGTAATGGAGAAGATTCATAAATTGATTCAGAACCGGTTATAGTGGATGGAACTATTTCAAAATTTTTTGTTGAACCGCTTATTGCTTTTGAAAATTTATACAAAGGAAGATCACTGTTGTTGCTGTTCAAAGTGTAAACCTCTGTGTCTATTCCTCCTATCTTGTCGGACTCAAGGGGCCTTCCGAATTTTTGGTTTTCAACGTTGGCGGCATTCATTACTGTTATGAACTGTTCTCTGTAATTTGCGTTGGCTCCATCGTTCCAAATAACAGTTGTATTCGCAAGAGATGTGCCTGTGCTGTCAAACACTTCTTCTGTTGTAGACACACTGTTTAATTTTAATAATCCTGTAGCAGGTAAATTTCTTTTCGCATTGTAACTGATCAGTCTAGCCAACCTTAGGACACTGTTCCTTCTCTCCGCGGTCTCCAGGAAGTTCTCCCTGGCGTTTAGATCCACCCTAAATGACAAAGATTGGGCAACGTAGGCTATGAGATCAATTAGTGCCACGTACTCAGAACTCTCAACGAAGTCGTTGAAATCATCTGGATAATTCTCTCTCAGATAGGCTATCATGGTCCTTCTCAGGGTCTCGAAGTCGTATGATTTGAAATCTGCCTGTTTGAAGGCAGTGTATATTTTTCGCCAATCTTCGGCGACAAGCAATCGGTTTTGTCTATCTGTGGTGGCCATACTTTATATTAATATTAATAAAGGTATTTATGTATTTTGAAAAGTGCGTCTATTAAGATAGACGCAGTAATGAGTTTTCGTCGAAACTGAATACTAGTTTTTCTGTGATATTGAACGGTACGTATTTTATTGTGGCCTGTATGCTGATGCCATTTTCAGATTGTGAGACAACCACGTCTTCTGTGGACAAGCGAGGATCTGCGTTGAGATTTTGTGTAACATCATCCGCAATAGCCTGTTTTAGTTGTTCTGTTAACGGTTCAAACAACGCATCATATATTATTGTACCAAATTCGGGGTTTTCTAACCTTTCTCCTTTGCGCACACTTAACCTATTGATGAGATCTTGTTTTATAAGGGCAAAATCATACAACTTGTAATTAGAATTTTCACTACGACTACTGAAACCTTTAAAAGTTCCTGGTTTGTATCTTTTATAGATGTCTTGTTCTGCCATGCTCTATCCTAAAAAAACCTGCTTTTAAAATTTTTAAAAACATTTCCAACACTTTTCGCTACCGTTCCATAGATGTTTCCAATATTCTTGGATACAACAGAACTTATTTCCGTAACTCCAGTGACTACTCCGCCTACTACATTTTTGTAAATGGTAGTAACTGTATTTACATTCTGTATTCTATCTCGTCCAAGAGCGGTTCCTATCGTTCCAACAATGTCCACTCCTATTTTTTGGCCTAGTATTGTGGACACATCCGTAATGGTGTTTGAGCCAATCAGATCTCCCACTGTGCTCGTTATGTCGCCTTGCACAAGATTATTCAAGTTTCCATTTTGATACAACACCCCTTTTGTGTCAACAAAAACCTGGTCCTTGATCAGAGACACAGTGTTGCCTTTGACCGACTCCACCAATTGGCTGGTTAATTGATTCTTGACATTGTTTTTCAAAGATTCAAGATTCCTAGGTATCGAATACGTGTTGTCATAGATCTCCGAAAACTCTTTAAGAGTTGATTGGACTTTTTTGATATCTGACAAGTCTTTAACTTTTGTTTTTACATACCTCTCAGCGTCGACTTGATATTGTGCCTCTCTTATGTTGGGATTGTCGCTTAACCTGAGTTTGTTTTCGAGCCATTCATTGCTGTTGACTATATTTTTTTTGGCTTTCCATTCTTTAGTGTCTTCCCATGGTTGGGCACCAACACTGCTCACGGTCACGACCTTGTCGTTATGAAACTGATAAGGTTCATGCGTGACAGGAAGCAAACCTGTCATTCCTGTTACCCCTTGTGGGTCAGTGGGTTTTGAAAATCTGTTTATTTCTGTCGAAACTAGCAATGGGCCAATCTGCAGAGGATTGACATCGGGATAATCGACTTCGGCAGTTGGGATAGTCAACGGACTTACTGAATTTATTGTGCTTGTTCTTTCAATTGTGCCAACAAAATTAGGACTTTGTCCCATGCTGTTGAAATGGACCTCTCCTCCAACCAAATGAAAATTTCCACCTGTCTGATGAGTCTGTCCACTTCCTGCCCAACTATAAATGCTACCCAACGGAGAGTGCATGGTGATATTGTTTTTTGTTGCCTGGAGCCTTATATTCTGTTCTGCATAGCCTGTTATTTCTTGACCGTCCATCACAACGCGTCCTGTGTCGGCTTTCATTATAATATTTTTTCTAGCGTACAATTTGAAATCACCATCAACATGATAGGTCATGTCTTTTTTGGCTCGTATGTTTATTTTGTCGTTTGAAAATAGGTCTATGTTTCCATCCTTGCCAAACTCTAACCATGCTTTTCCCGAACCATTGGCTATGTACACTACCTGGGCCTCATCATTTAATAATATCTGGTGACCACCTCCACTACGTAGTCTGACCAATTTATTTTTGCCTTGGATGTCACCGTCGTCCATCACAAAAGAATGTCCTATTTCTCTATCCACCGCAACTTGATTTTTTTCCTCTGTGTCGTCGCTATCTACAGTTTTCCTAGCACCCAAAGGCAAGATTCTTCCATCGGTCTTTATCGATCCGGCCGTTGATATGC